GGTATTTGATTTCAGTAGCATCTTCTTCTTTAACTTGTTCACCACGAACTGTCAAAACATTTTCCTTGAGTTCTACATCGATTTCGCTTTCAGCAAATCCGGCCACAGCAACTTCCACAACATAGTGTGTGTCGTCAATTTGGACTACATTATGTGGGGGATAGTTACCATCACCGCGACTGTTGGCAAAGGTACGATTTAGTTCATCAAACATACGATCAAAGCCAATGGCGTGACGGTGTAGGTTTGGTAGATCAAGGGCGTGAAGTGTGAATTGTGTCATGTTGTTTCTCCTTTAATAAGCAAGTTATGACTTTTGTGTTGTAGCCCGACTATCGGCGCTACAAGTATATTTATACACGAAACTGTGTATTAATACAACTTTTTTGGTAATTGTTGATCACGTAATTTTTTGCGCCAACGTGCTTGTGCGGCACCTTTTTTGCGCTTACGTTCAGTTGTGGGCTTTTCGTAATGTGCCCGTGCTTTCAATTCTTCAAGAAGTCCCGATTCGGCGATCTTCTTTTTGAACTTGCGTAGAGCTTTGTCCACTTGATCGTTTTGTACGATGACTGAGCATCCACGTTGCATTTGGGGTTTATAATAGGCCATTGAGTATTTAACTTAATTTATGTATTAGATGATTTAATTAATTCAAGACGTTGGGCAATACCATCCCAAAGCCTAACGCGGGCGTGTATGGCAGAAACTGCGGCCAATTCAGACTCGACTATTTTAACAGGATCTTGTTCGCACAACGATTCTATTAGATTCAAACTAGCAGGGCCATGTTCGTCCCCGTCAATTTCAATGTGACGATCTAGGTAATGGTAAAATCTAGGAGCTTGATTATTGGGTATTTTTAACTGCCCCAACAAATTACTAAACATTTCTGTTATCAAGGTTTCTCTTCCAAAACAAAACGCTGATGCTACACAATGTGATTTTTCAGAATTGATAAAACCAAATGTTGATTTGAGGAATTCACAACTTTCTGCAGGTATGCTGGGCAAAGTTAATGCATATTCTATTCCCTGTGTTTTTATTGCTGTGATAAACTCTTCAATGGGGGCAGTATCTGCCCCAACTTCTAACATACACTGACAATATAGATCAAAGTGTGATAGTGATCCACCCCACGTGGTTTGGTCAGACTCCTCTGCCACCACAATTTCATTGATTAATCTTGCGGCTGGACTTCTATTTAACTTAGTTGGTACCCACGGAACACACGATGGTACTATAGAATTTTGTAAATATTTCAACATACTCATGAAATCCCAAACAGCATACACATGACTCTGCATAAACACTTTAAGATCTTCTACGGATTCTACCATATTGTCACGAAATAATCGATGCATGGCTAACCCAAATTGTTCTTTTTTAACTTTATCCAAGTACATGGTACTACTCATTTAGGTATTCCTTCATAATTACACAATTCTGTTATATAGGTATTATACAGTTGATCCATTAATCTATCAGTTTCTGTCCTTGGTATACTTATACTCGGACGATTATAGAGGTAATCGAATGTGTATCCAAGATTTAAAAAACCATTTAAGTCAAACATACCAGGCTGATACCTTCTCGAATACACAGCACGTTGCATTAATTTAGAAGACATGTCTGCACATATTTTTTCATTCCAGTGTTCGTTCTTCCAGTGTTTTTTATGCTTCGCCCATATGTTTAATTTTTCAGTTTCTCTCTGCTCATACAATGTATATCCGTATTTTTCTGGATGTGACAAAAATGATGACTCGCTTTCGGCAGTGTTGCCGATGTGGTAGATAGTTAGATTGTTAACAACATAACTATTAACTGGACTTTCAGAACTTTCAAACCACTTCATCCATTCATTTACTGTTTCGGGAGTGTCATGAGGTAATCCAATTATTAGACCGGTTTGGATAGTGACCCGATTATTCCAGGCTTTTCTTAACTCTATCAAGAAAGATTTTATTTCTTCAGCCGGCATTGATTTTTTAATAGATTTTAGACTTTTATCATTTAAACTTTCAATGCCAAAAAATACTCCGTTCAATCCCATATCTAATAATAATTGTATTTGTTCCGGATGACGTGCAATTAAATCTAATCTTAGGTACGCTCCAAATCTAAAGTCGGGAACTCCTGATTCTTTAATTGCCTGGTAGATAGCCTGAAGCTTTTCTGTAGATTCATTAAACGTGTCATCAACTATAGTGTAGCAATTTATTTTAAAATTGTCCCAATTATGTTTTAATTCCTTGGCTAGTATAGAAATTTCTTTATGATACTTAGGATCTGTTGATTTTCTCCCAATCAACGGATAAGAACAGAAGTCACACTTGAACATACAACCTCTGCTGGTTTCTAAATAAAGAACCTCCCCGGTTCTAATATGATCCTCGGGTTGATATCTAGTATAACTATTGGGAAAATCAAAACTTGTAGCATATATATCGTGTGTGATATTTTTTTGATTAGGATACAACCCAGGAGTAAACTTAATTGGAGTTTTATTTTTTAAATGGTCGGCTAATTCTACTATTGTTGTATCGCTATACCCCGACACAACAAAATCTATAATTCTAGGCAACTTTGTTCTACCAACCCATCTTCCACCATAAGCTATTTTAATATCAGTATTAATGGTCTTGATCAATTGACATATTAGTTCAAAACGTTTCTGTTTGCCCGGGTACGGAGATTCTTTCCTGCCACCCCAGGTGAAGTATTCATTGGCTCTAGAAAACTCAGCCGGTGATGCGTTTGGTTCAAAAAAATGTGTTCCACTGAATCCCACAAATAACGTATTTGGTCCAATTAATTCTGTAAGTATCGACTTGACAAGGGGGTAATCAGAAAATATATTAACGCAATAGTCAACTACTTTAACAGAATAACCATGATTTCGTAATTCTGTAGCTAATCGATACGGACCCAAGCTACGCATCCGCCAGGCGGATACTATTGAATCTGTAAACAAGATTATATCATATTTCATAAGTTATTTAAGTACGGTCGAATCACTAAGATCTTTTTTTCAAGTGTTCGGCAATTTGAGATTGTTCTGTTTCTGTTAGATCATCGGGATCGTATTCTCCCTGATCGATCTTATCTATCAGATGCTTGATATAGGCATCATTGTAAGCATAGGTGTCTGTTAGACCCTTGTCAGTTTCTATCCAATTCGAACCATTCCATTTGAACAGTCTACTGGGTAGATAATCTGTACGTAAAAACATATCACCTTTGAGTGCCTTAGGAGGAAATACAGTTCCAAAGTCAGCATTAGATGCATTGCCTAAACTAGGATGATTATCAGCCAGAGCGCCAAGTTCCGGAAACTGATGTTTGAAGCTTTCTATGCTGTAGCTCTGCCCGTTGTATTGTAAATGATCACTGTCATGTATGAACACTAAGCCCTGATTTACATGGTCTCCATCTAATGCCGCAACCTCCGCTTCAGTAAAAGGTCTAGTTTCAACAGCGGAAATCTCCCCAGGGGCGAGTATAGCCATTGCGGCCGCATCTTCGTGTATGGCATGTGTGCTGGGTGGGGGTGGCGCCACCATGGGCATAAGATTCTTAAAATGTTCAAATGGCCGTTTTAAATATGCCAAAGGGTCAAACTTAGTTTGAGGTTCATCGGGCTCGTTCTGAGCTATGGGCTCAGCGACTTCCGGCGCTGTTGGTGCCTCTACCGTTGGTTCATCTAAAATTGATCCCGATTCTCGTTCTTCTTGGGCCCACTTGATGCTTTGTTGTGCGGCCAATATTAACACCAGTGCCAAAGGGTCAAACACCAGCACAATAATAATGATCACCAGCCTGACAGCTCGTTCTAATACATTCTGATCAGGGTTGTCGCCATACACCAGGGCCGCTATGTATTTTATAGGACCGACTTCTGATTCGATCTTCCTGTTCTCTGCCGCGAGAGGTGCCCGGTCTTCATTAAGTTGACTAATTTTTTTCTGTTCGGCCTCGATCTCGGCTTGTAAACGGGTTCGCTCTTTTTGCTGACTTCGGCGTATAGAGACTGCTTTATCGGCACCCTTTTCATCTGAGCTTCGGCCCATGACTTGATCCACTGCCTCATCATACTGTTTAAGAACCTTGCGGTTAGCATCGATATTCTCCCGTGCTATTTTGATTTTTTCATCGTATATGGCCACTTTTGCCATGCTGTCACCTGATACTAAACTTTGATCACTGTGTGCTTTACTCAAGAATCCAAAGATGCCCATGCTTGTTAACAGCATTAAGAATGCCACAGCCGGAACAAGATAAAACTTGTACAGCAGGCTGGCTCGTTCCCAATACATCTTTAGCCAAACAGCCGCAGTGACCTTGCCAACTTCTAAACTGGCGCCCATGATCATGATTGGTATGACCGCGGCTGAGAAGATAGCGGCCAAACCTATAATACTATAGTAGGCCGCAATGGCACTGATGATCAGTGCAACAATTAGGGTAAAGTATCCAAATATCATAGTTGTATATTTATAGGTTTTAGTCCCATAGTATACACAGATAAATGGTGCGTGTCAACAGAATTGGTTTAACTCCAAGGACGGCCCTGTACTAGTCCGCCAGAATTGGCATTGTCTACTAGAGTATTACCAGAATATTTTGTAGGCAAGTTGTTGATGGTTAATGTGTATGTTTTGCTTGATGCAGTTCTGTCCAATATGGCCAAGGCCAATTTGGCATCTTGTCTATTTTGTCTTGAAGCCAGTCTGCCGATCTTGTTGTGTGTTCTTAGGGCCGTGCCTGTGACGATGCTCAAACTGGCAAGTGTGGCAGACTCGCTTAAAATTGTTTCTGCCTTGGATATGTCGTACCAAGTGGAATTAAAACTACGAGCGGCGTTGATGGCTGTTTTTAACTGTGCCACGGTCTGACCATTGTCGATGGTGTAGCTGTCATAAACGGCTGTGTTTAACAAGCTCTGTACTGTAATGGTGATATTGGCCATATTTGTCCCTGTATAGAATATTTAGCCAAAAGACCGCCCGCCGGGGCGGTGTTTACTGCACTACTGCTTGTAAGTATTCTTCACCAGCAACCTTAAGCATGGCAGTATGAGTCACTAGTCTTGCAAACTCATCAATTTCTTCACCGGATGCGTATATTTCTGGAAGTGTGCCGTGACACACTGCCCACAGGCGTTCAATGTCCGCTTCTTCTAACCAGGTATCAAACTCTGTCATTCTTCAACTCCGAAATGTTTAATTCCAAATAAGGCTTCAATCTGTTCGACAGCATCATAGTGCGTGTTAAATGTGCGGGGCTTGGTATAGCCATCTACAACATCCATACAATCCCTCACAATCAACTCAGCGAACCGTTCCATAAACTTTGTCTGCTCTTCCCAAGAATCACTTTGAGTTGTTTTAGCAGCCTCTTCCCAAAGTTGTTTAATTCGTTCGTTCATTCTTCAACTCCGAAATGTGTTAGAATATTTCCACCAATCCATTCGCATTTGTTTTCATCAGCAACATCAGCAACTTTGGCACATTCCTGAACAATCAACTCGGCGAACCGTTCTATATCAAAGTTGCCATCCACCATAAAACGTTTTTGGTCATACACTTGGTTCCAGGCACCACATTCTAATGCAAGTTCTTCTATGCGTTTGTTCATTCTAATTCCTATCCACTGGTAAACAAACATATTGTCGAGCAGTGGTATTGGGTTGTTTAGCAGATACACAATCCTGCTTAGTTTTAAAATGCTCGACCACTTGATAATCCTTGATAGGACCATTATTGGATCCCGGAGACAACAATACAACAACCAATACCCAATTGAGCATCACAAGCCTTTGATAAAGTCTATAACTGCACGGGCCTGTGTCAAGTCCATGTCGGTGTCGTCCGCTGTTTTGTCTGCCGGACGGAATACATAGTGTGTATTCTTAATGGCATACAGACTGGTGTTGTTGGTGGGTACAACATTGAATCGATCATAGCTCATTTGGCGTTTCTTGTTCATACTTGCTCCTTAGGTTATTACAATGTTTTTCTGATCGACACGATCGCTGTACAATCGGTTACCACGCTCGCGAATTGTATTTGCGGCCGTTTGTGGACTGACCTCAAACATGTCACGCAAATCTTGTTGGGTAATACCACAGTCTGTTGTTACTGTATAAATTTCGTAGTGTCGCTGTGGGTTTGCTCGGGCTCGCATGATCATCATACCGACCATTTGATTGACTTTTACCAAGTGTTCGTTGCGTGGCACTGAGTCTGGATTGCGGATTATGTTGAACAATTTTTCTTGTTCGAACGTTTCCGACTGATCGCGGTCTTGGGTAATATCAACCACAGTTTCAAGTCCTGTGTTGTCCCAACTAACAATGAAAAGGTTTTGTTTCTTCATAGTGTTATTGTACAATAGATTCCGTTGTTAGTCAATGGCCCTACGGAACACAATTTCCTGTCGTGCAAAGGCTTCCTGTTCCCAAGGCTGATCTAAATAGGGTGTGCGTCTTGAGTAGAACTTGCCACACCATTTTTTGCCTCGTGGTGTTATCTTTAATATGCCTTTGGCCAGTTGACGCACATGCACCAATTCATGTGCAAGTGTTACTCCCAATTCTAGGCGATTGCGTTTGGGCTTTAACACAACCAAAACAGTATCTATGCCTGTCATTGGCACGGTGGTGCCGTGATCTGTTAACTCGCGATCTACTTTAATCATTAAAAATTTACGGCTACTGTTTAATCCAAGTTGGGTCAGCATACTGGGCAGTACCGCTTCAATGAATCGTTTGGTCTCGGGACCTGCTTCAACATGGAATTCCATTATGTGTTCCTTAGTGGCTGTTCAGGGCAGGATTAAATTCTGCAATTAACGCACGCTCACGAGCATGAGCAGGCTTGCGTCCACGCACAAATTCTACGATGCCATAAGTATGAGCCAATGTGCCGTATTCGCGAATTGACTTACACAAAGCCCAATCTTTGTTTTCTGTAACTGCACGGCGTACATGTTTCTGCATACGCACTTTTAGAGCTTTACGAACTTGTTGTCCGCAAACTGTAATACCAACATACTGCTGTCCCGTTGCTGTATTGGTAATACAGTAAACAACATGTTTAGTATCTTGACGTCTTTTTCGGGGTTGCTTTTTAAGTTCCATACAAGTATTATAGCAATGATTCCTTTTTCGGGCAAATTTTGGCCATAAAAAAGTACTACAAAAGTAGTACTTTTTGAGCCCTAAAAGTAGTACTTTTTATGTAGTACTTTAGTATTACTTTTAGTGTAGAGTTGCATCATTGTCAATATCGTCAATGTCCCTTACCCCAAATATTTTCAGTATTTTTTGCACACTTTTAGGTGCAGTAAAGGATCCAGTTTCAGGCAACAATACGCTTTTTAATTTGCCATCGGGGCCAATAATAAAAGCATAGTCCTCGTCTGCCCAATCTACCTCATTAAGAAATTCGTCAATTTCTTCTTCCGACTCTCGCGTGACCTTGGACATGTCTGTCCTCCTTGTTATTATTATTTACTTAAAAAGTATCATTGCCATTATGGTTGCTTGAGCAATAAACCCAATACCAATTGTGACAATATTCAGGGTGTCTTTGAGAATCACTGCACGGCCAAATAGTAGTACAAGTCCGGCCCACATGAACAGCACAATGTCCAGGCCCGGAGTGCGATCACTGAGTCCGGTCAACAGAGCCAATAAACTGGGAACTGTGGCACAATGTATCACTATTGCAGCCAACCATCCCAAGGTGTCAGCTGAGATTTTACCAAAATGATCTTCGAAAAACTTGATGATATTGAATTTAACTTTGGCCACAGTGAATAGATTCATGTCAGGAAATTTCATTGCTTAGTCCTTGTAAAAGATATGGCGGCCAATTTGGCTAATTTTCTTCTTTCCCCAGTTGGGACTAACATAATCGCCATGGAAGTAAAGTGCATCACGCATTGTACTAAGTCTAAAGTTTTCTAGCAACACTTTCTTTGCCACTTCTTCACTTTCTCTGTAAAGTGCAGGATATATGGGTCGGATTTTGTGTGTGGCTTCGCAGACCCAGCTGAATTGGCAAACTATTTTACCAAAGTAATTGTTCTGTTGATATACCACTCCGCATACTCCCTCGCCAAATCGACCCGAAGCCACACGATTTATAGTGACTTGAGCCACAGCAACTTTGCCCTCAAAAGGCTCACTCGCGGCTTCCCAGTAGATGTTCCTGGTCAAACAATCCAACTGCCGAGTACGATCTGCTGTACTAACGAAACCTTGACGGTAAGCTTCTGAGCCTTCCTTTAGGTTTTCGAATTTAATATTGACTGTTTGTACCAGTACAGCGGCAATCAACATTAAACCTAAAAATTTCAACAGCATTGTAGTGAATGCCGCTAAAAGGTCTTGGTTGATACGAGACATGAGTGTCATCATATTTTACCTCCTTCTATAGGTGTGTAGTTTTATATAACCCATTAAGTCTTGGGGTAAACGACTACTATAACCCAATAACTGAGTATATTATAGCATTTTTTTCGTGGAAAAGCAAGTAATATGGGCAGTTAATTAGCCCACTTCTGCTCTTCTCAAGGTTAACACTGGCACAGATTTTGCCCGTTGCTTGGCAATATTTTGTCCCTCTATCAGAGAGGCTCGGACAGCATCTCCACCCACATTTGATTGTAGGCAACCGTTGAACAGGGTGTTGTAGTCGAGACGGTAGGTGTCTACCCCGTAGTCATGTAAACTGCTGACCAGGCCCAGGACTCCATTTACTCCGGTAGGAGCAGTGGCGTCAATGTTGGCGTCAGCTAATAGCAAATTGTCAAGTTCCAAAACCACTTGAGAGGTCATGGCCTGAACTGCCAAATTTGCTTGAGTAACCACAGAACTCAAAGTTGAGTTTGTGTTACACAATGTTGTGAATGTGTTGGCCGCAGTCCAAGTCAGGGCAATGTTACTGTCAATGAATGTGACGTTGCCAGTGCTACAGGCTATGTATAAATTGGCCAATTCTGTACTGAGCGTCTGTGCTTCGGTGTAGGTTAAGGTACTGGTCAGTGCAGATGAAATGTTAGCCAGTGCATTAGCATGTACAACTCCTGCAACACTTCCCAGCATGTCAGTTACCAAGGGATTAAAATCAACACCGTTGCCTGTGCCTAGTTTTACAGTTAAGCGATTATACTCTGCATCGGGTATCACTTGAGTGTAGGCATTTAGATAAGGGATATCAGGAACACTTAAACTGTCAATCATGTCAGCCAACTCTGCAAACGAACTGTAGGTTCCGCCGATGTTAGTTAATAGTACTGATAGTCCTGCCATTGTTCCTGCGGGAATTACCAACAAAGAATCTGCTGGGAAGATTCTACTAAGTTCTAACAGGTGTGCCAAGTTGGTTACTAGGGCAGGATACGGTAATTGTATACCTGTCTTTGCAATAATGTTGTCTAGGTCTGGTCCGGTTACCAGGGCTAGAGCTTTTATTAGATCGCTCTCGGTATCTTTTGATCTTGTACTAACATAAATTGAGTGCCAATCTTTACTTAGTAAACCTTGTGTAATTAGATTAGTTACAAAAACAAATGGATCGTAAAGCCGACCGTAATTCTGTATATCAAACGCTGTGCCAAAGTTTTTTAGACCCTTGCCCAACAGATTAATTTCGTTTACGGTTAATCCATTGTTTAACGAACTAGCAAAATCAGTTACACCAATTCCTAGATCACTAAAAGTCATTTTATACATGGACTCCAATAGATTATTCATTGACCAACTAGTGTGTGCAAAAGCAGACACTGGCGATAGCAAACTGGCAAACTTGGCAACATTATATGTGCCATCGCCGTTTAACGGCAACATCTTATTATAGTGTGCCTGCACATTGGCGACAGTAGTGTTAGCATTGGCAATAAACTCGGGCAGTTGTAAATTAACTACACTAAATCCACGTCCGGACAATGTTGTACCGTGGGCTGTACCAGGTTGCAAGTTGGCATAACGACTTACCAATGTGTCACTGCTGACAGTAGTGGCATAAGATACCATGGTAGCATTGGGCTGTAATCCAATGTTACCGGTTAAGTTGCTGGCCGCAATCATTAGTACAGGGGTCATTGTAGACATGGTTATCCACCCGTCCCTACTGTAATTTTACTGGCGCCTGGGCCAGTGATGGGACCTGGTCCCCAGAACTCTCTACGATTCTTTTTAACTGATACTGTGGTAGTATCACCAACTACCGATAACACTTTACCCTCAATAGTAACTCGAGGAGCACCGGGCCCTGTTACAGTTTCGCCGTGTTCGGTTTTATCTGCACTGACCAAGGTAGGTGGCTTGCCCTCAAAGGTCACAGTTGCGGCACCAGGGCCAGAGACTTTCTCGCCCTTTGCTGTGTTGTCACCTATTAGTGATGGTATAGCCATTGGGTATCCTTAAACAATGATACCAGGCTTGGTTATAGTGTCAATACCAGTGGTAGTTTTGATATAGTGTGAGCGCATCTGTGTTAGAGATTCAGCTGACATCATCACGTGTGATTTGCTTAGGTTAACTTTGACATCGGTCTCTGCACTAAACAAACTTTGTATTAGTCCCAGGCCTTGTTGGCTGGGTACTACTGTA